ATCGCGCATCGCTGGACTAAATTCACTTAGTGTCTTATCTCCGTTTGATGTATCGGGATCATATGGAATGATTAAGCGTTCTTTACTCTTAGGCATGCTGAATGAGCCGTCTTGCTTCTTCTTGACGGCTGTATAATCAGCAAAGATAAAGCGCTCACCACTGGCATATTCCCAATCCAAGCGCCCAAATTGCTGGTCTGCTTTCTTGATTTGCTCAACAGCCTTTTCAAAGATTGAAACGCCATTTTTACTCTTATCAATTCGATTAGGCAATGGATTTCTGTAATAACCAAAGTCCATTCGTTCCATACCCTTATAAAGAACATCATCATACAGTTCAGCCCATTCATCGACTGTGGATAAAGGTACTTGATTTCCAACGTCGCCATTATTGCCTTTATACACTTTGTTTTGAATGTGTAAGCCCTCTGATGTTAGTTCATGGAATTCAAAACGATAGTATTTGTTGTTTTCGTCAATCTCTTTGATTTGAATAAATGCAACCTTTAAGAGTCGCCCATCATCACCAAATTCAAAGGGGATAATTCTATCCGCTGGAATGTATTCAAATTTTCCAGTATTGCCAATAGGCTTAACAACCATAGAACCTAAGCCAAGCCCAGTTTGAAAGTGTTCATTAAAGTTTCTTAGCGCCTTTTGATAAAGTTCATTTAACTTATCATTATCCAAACTTGTTTCCATTTCAGATAAAGTCACATTAGCAAATTCAGAACATACAGCGCCCTCTAGCCCTAGACTTTTAACGCCTGAATCTGAATCCGTCTTATCTATCCATGGCGCTTTTCCGCATAACATCTCATCCCACAGTTGCATTCTTTCAATCATGGATTGTGATAAAATTACACGCTTTCCCGTCAATCTTTCCAGTTGTGTGTTTCCAAACATTCTGTTAAAAGCCTCCTTTATAAAATCTATAATCTTTCTTAGTATGTTCATCATTGCCCTTTCTTCTTCCAAACAGGGTTTAATGCGTATCGTACGCTGTCTATACTGTGGTTATCTTTGTCAGGATAGCCACTGATTACTTGCCCATCTTTGTCGCGCATATATTCATAATGTGTGAATTCCATTGCTGCATTAGGGCATCGCTTGCTGTCTATCACGATTTCTTTTAGCGAAGATAGCCACTTCATAGAATACGCCACACTTCCAGCGCCTTTTTCTGCGCCACGTGCTGAAATTCCGAACGCTCGCAAGTCAGCGATAGACTTATTTTCTGCGCTATCACACGTCACTATTTCATCACCAATCTTGAAGTCATTCTTCAATACTTCCGCCACGTCTTCATTAGGCATCTTATTGGCTCTGAATTCTGCGTAAATGTATAAAGTCATGTGTGCGCTGTCATAGCAACAACGCGTGAAGTTTAACGGGTCAGGAAACCAGCCCCAGTCCAAACCGTTGTATGTATAGTTGAAGTTGTTTATCTCTTCATCGGTGATTTCTCTAATAGTCACATTTTCAAATACGTTTCCGCCAGTACCGTTTACTTTTCCCAAGTACTCATTTTCATAAGCCTTAGGGTTTATTTCTTTTAATGCTTCCGCTTCGTCTAGCCAGTTCTTACCCAACCATTCTTTTGGTACATCTAAATAAGTTGAATGATAGACTTTCATTCCGGCTTTTTCTGTAAGTACGTACTCGTTAGCCCAGTTGTTAGCCGTCTTCGGTGGGTTGAATGACTTAAATATCCACGCTTTATCGCCACCACGTACGGCCGACTGTTCTATGTTTCTGACTGTTTCGCTTCCGTAAAACTGGTCTAACTCTTCAAACCAAACAATAGCGATATAGCCCTTTTCAGGTTTAATGGACTTAATCTTTAACGGGTCATCAGCACCACGGAAGAATATTTTCTGCCCCGTTGCTGTGCGCGTGATTTCCATAGGGGATTTAGTACACTTAAATTCATTGTCTAATTCCAATTTATCAATAGCCCATTTAAGCTGGTTATACACTGAGTCTTTGATAGTGTTCGATACTTGGCGCATGACTAACGCATTGTAATTTTCGTCTTGCATCATTAGATCAATGATTGCCAAACCTATACATGACGATTTCGTGCTACCACGTCCACCCTCATTGACAAATTCATGTACTTCATGGTGATAAACGTCCCAAATGAATTGAGAAAAAGACGGCGCTATATACAAGGTTGGAATTCCCTTATATTTTGTACCGTCTTTCATCTTGTGTTCTGCTTCGTATTGCTCCATCTCGATAGCGTGCTTTTCTTGCTTCATCTTTAACTCTGCGCGCCGTATCTTGATGTCTTCTTTATCCGTTAGGCTTTCCCCGTTTACAATTCTATTCACCGCTTCAAATGCTTTAACGTTGCCCTTTCGGGCTTGTGACATCATTGCAACGGCTAATATCGTTTCCTGCGTTTCTATGACTTCAGGCGTAACACCTAGCGCCTTTGATACTGCTTCTTTATCCCTTTGAGTCGGTGGCAAGGATAGCAACGCCTTAAACGTTTCCCTGAGTTCCTTTTTGCGTTTTCTTGCTTGTCCTGATTTGATACCGCCAGCCACTTGGATAGCCCTTTGTTCTTCCTTTGTTCTCTTCGTAACTGGAATTAGGTTATCGTGTCCCTTATTTTTTGACGTTTTGGGCTTGTTTTGGCTCGTTTTAGCCGTCTTTTTGGTTTCCTTGATGTCTTTATCATTCTTCCCCTTTTGGCTCTTATTCGCCATTTCTCGCCCGTCCTTTCTATTTGCTTCTTTTGAAGTCTTTAAGCCACTTTTTGTATTCTTTGCAATTACGCCCTTTTGTGCATCTGTTTTGGTATCTGCACTTGTGGCACGGGCTTATATGCTTAGTAATTCCAACCACGCAAGAACTCCATCTTTGAGTCTAATTGATGTTTATCTAATGCGATGTATGTTTTGTTTTGCTTCTTCGCATCTTTCAACAAACTATCAAATGTATCTTGCTTATCAAAAGAATAGTCATTAAATGGATTTTTGAATGTGTAAGGCTTGAAGTATTTTCTATTTAACTTCACGGCAAATCCCCAAAAATCCTCACCATAGTTATGTACTGGCTTCACTTGCCAATCTTTTAAATACACGGCTTTATCATTATCAACAATCATTACAAAGTTTCCTTTGATTGCCTTGATGTTCTTCGTAACTATCACGATGTTGTCATTATCTTTCACATGATCAAACTTGAAATACTTATTTGAGCGCCATTCTGTATCCCCAAAAAAGAATTCAATGTCCTTTGCTTTGCGCTTTTTAAACATCTCGCTTAGTGAGTTCTTTTTCTTCTTTGGTTCTTCTCCAGCTGCCGCCGTGATTACCTTTGATGTTGTAGGCTCGCTCGTTGCCTTACTTGCTATTGATACATTTGCACCTCTACCGCCCATGATATTTCCTTTCTTTGAAACACAAAAAAGCGATAATCACATGACTATCGCTTCTTATAAGTAAGCGCCTTGAGTTGAACAAGGTTCTCCGCAGTGGGTATTCCCATACATCACAGCATAGACCGAACTACCTCGACTTACTATTTTTCACCCCTATTGTCCCACAGAAACTTTACTCTTTCAACCATTTTCTTTTCTTCGGGCGTTAGCGCCGTTGCACCTTTTTTGCCGTCATTTTCGTTATGATTGTACCCATGATGCGTATGTGGTGACAAATCGTTATGTGTGTGACTTAAATCAATCTGCTTTGTTCTCTTGTTGTCGTTATCAAAATAGGTAATGCTAGCAAGTTTATTATTCTTTGGATTGACTGTAACATACACTCTACCTCTTGTCATTGTTTCCATAGGCGCTGTAGTCGCTTTGCCATCTTTTCTTTGAACAAACTTAATATTCCCTGACTTCAATACCGTTGTGTATTCATCACCGTACGTATAATGATTGCCACCAATATAATAATCACCTAAACTTGCACCACGTCCACCCATTTCTTATCCCTTTCCAAAATAAAAAGGTGATAACCCTTATCGGTTGCCACCTATTTTTTCTTTTTCATTCGTTCAGTCACTTTATTTTCAAAGTAAATGACTTTTGTTTCCTGTGGATAGTCATACTCGACTTGTCCACCATATACAAGTATTGTTTCCGGCTTGATCTTCTGTATCATTGCATCAACGCCGTTTTTCCATACTTCAAATGCTTCATCTTCTCTTTTAACGCCTATCGTGCTGATTGCAACGATAGACTTTTCGGGTATTCCGTCAAAACAGAATTCAAATGTTTCTTCTTCAGCCCAACTGATTGTAGGTATCACCTTGATACCTTTGCTTTGCCAGTATTGCCCTAATAGCCGTGAACGGTACACATTCCAAATCTTCATAGCCATAGGCATATTCATATATAGACTAAAATCAGGGCTTAATACGCACTCATACTCGCTCAGCATGTCCACGTACTCGTCAGGTCTATTCCATAGGCGCTCAAACTGATAGTCATCAACGAAACAATGAATTCCCACGTTTTTATTCTTGTTAGTCATCGCATAGTTGAAACCTATTAGATCACTTGGGATAAATCCGTCATTGTGTATTACTGGCATTTGATAGAAGCCGTCTGTTTCCGTTTCATCATAGATTTGTAAGTTGTAATGGTTTACCGTGTTCATTCTAGCGTTTTCTTTTTCTTCAGGTTCGCTGAATAAACCGCCTATCTCGTCCATATCAAAGCCTGTGAGTTCTAGATCATACCCATCACTTCCTAAATCAAGCAGCAAATCGGTCAATTTTTCCATGTCCCAGTAGCCAGTTATTTTATTAAGTGCGATGTTCAATGCTTTTTCTTTTGCTTTTGGCAAATCAAGCATCACTACTTCGATTTCTTCAACGCCTTTGTACTTCAGTACGTTCAAACGCTGATGTCCACCAATAATCGTCATGTCTTTATTGACTATAATCGGCTCGCTATATCCAAATTCATCAATGGAATTGCTAATCTTGATAAATTCTTCATCGTTAGGCTGCAATTCTTTTCTTGGATTGTATTCAGCTGGTAATATGTCACTTATCTTGACTTTTACAAATTCCATTGTGTCCCTTTCTAAGTAATAGACTGGAAGAAAGCAAAAGGAGATCTTATGAGTACATGAGGTTATTTTCGGAAAACAAATGAAGAAAGTTATCTTCCAGTCTATACAGAAAAAACCATGAAATTTCTCTCATGGTTTTTGCCTATTGCCATTATACCATCAAATTAGCGTGGCGATTTCCACAAATCACCATTTATCCAAAATTTGACATATTTTTTTATAAACATACCCATGAGATGTATATAGGATTTTTGCTATCGTTACATAATCGAACCCGTTTTCGTATCTAAGGCGTAAGATTTCTATTTCGCTATCGTCTAACTTCTGAAAGAATGTAGCATAGTCTTTATATTCACGCTCGTATCTATCGTACTTTTTGCGTGTTTCCTCTTCTTCAGCAGATAGTGCTATTAGGTTATCGTGGAATATCCTCGTGCCGCTTTGATACTTTGCTTCTTCAGGTGATTTGATAGACGGTGATTTTAGCGTTTTTCCTGACAGTGTCAAGGCTAGTTCTTCCAATCTATCCCCCAGTTGCACGATCATTGCGATTGTGTGCCTAAAGCCTTTCATTTTGCCGTCTGTGTATTGAAATTTCTCTTTTGTAATCATGGCTTCTATTCCTCGCAATCCTTATCACTTACAAATTGAATAGATGTTGCTTCAACTTCCATCAACTCTCCTTTTTTATCTTCGATAACTGCAACTGGATAGGCGATTACACCGCCGCTATGTCCACCCACTAATAGTGATGGAGGAATTACATCACTTTTTTGATAAAAGCCATGAAATGTATATGCTTCTTTTCTAAATATACATTTTCTATTTTCTGTTTTTAACTTCTCCATTATTCCTCCCCTAAATCTGCAAGCATGATTTTTCTTGCTTCTAGTTCATCGGCGATTACTTCGCGTATTCGGTTCTGTAAAAATGATGGAACTTCATGCGCACTACCAAACCACCCACTTCTGTACTCCGTATATTTCCCAGATAATATGTGTTTTACAAGCAATCCAATTCCATAGGCTCTAATTTCTTCTAATTCATCTATTTCTTTTTGCAATTGAATTGCTTTTTTTTAATATTTCAGGTTTCATCATTTCCCCCAGTCTATTGCCTGTCCGCAGCTCGAACAGAAATTAACTCGTTCAGTGTATAGTCTGTTGCAAACTGGGCAATTAAATTCAACTGCACCGTTTGGTCGTCTTTCTGCTTTCCAGTTTTTTGGCTTCTTAGGTGTAGCACGTTCCACAAGTTCTTCTAACTCTTCAAGATTTTTATCTTCGCAATGTCCTAATGTTTTAGGCTTTACTCGACTGTGCATAGTGAAGTAAATGCTTGATAACGCTTCTGTATATTTGCTCATAGTCCCAACTCCCCTAAGGTGTAACGTTTGTTTAATTCCATACCTTTGTACATTGTTCCTTTTTCAAAGACCGGAAGTGTGCAATAGTCATCATCTTTTTTCATCGTCATGTATATATACTGTCTCTATTACCATCTCCGAACCCACCAGACCAGAAGCAAACCCGTATTCCGTCTTCCTCTTGAAAAAAAAAAAAAAAACAAATAACT